ATCCATGCAGACACCAACTTTCTCTGTAAATTGGATGATACAATCAAGCTTTGTAGTCAATTGATGATTAGTCTCAATGCGAAAAATCCCGGTTTTATTCGGTTGCGTTCAGAACTTGCTCAATTGCGTGAAATTAAATCTCGACACCTGGTGAATATAGCGCTTGGCGAAAAGCGACCCATGCCCTTCGGAATACTCCTACAAGGAGCTCCCGGCTGTGGCAAGAGTAGCTTGTACGAAGTCATTCACAAGATGTTTTGCAAGATGTACGACCTTGAGGTTGACAGCCTCTATGTGAGGATGCAATTTGACAAGTTTTGGAACAATTGGCGATCAACGAATGTTACCATTGTTCTTGATGATCTATTCTCTAAGGAGATTATGTATGATCCCGAGAATGGGTTTGAGTTCATTGACATCATCAACACCGTTCCTTTTAGCCCCAATCAGGCTGCAGTTGAGGAGAAGGGTAAGAACTTTTGTGTGGCACGTCTCTGCATTGGTACCACCAATCTCAGCAACAGGCAGTTTGAGTCGCAGATCAAGACTGTTTTCCAGACTTCTGCTGCCCCTCTTCGTCGTTTTCCTGTTCGAATTGCAATGCATGTCAAACCTGAGTTTCAAACCAACACTGGATCATTAGATCTTGATCTTCCATTTAGCGCAGACGGTGCATGGGATTTTGAGGTCTATGAGACGGCATTCATCCCAAGTTCCAATGAACCTTTCAATCCAAAGGCTATTTATCGACTTGTTCCTAATGTTAAAACTTTACCAGATGTGCTACAGTATTTAGCTCGTCGGTTTGTTCAGCATGAACGTTTCGGGGATTCAGCCCGAGTGTTCAATAAGAACTTGGAAGATGTAATGAACTCAGCACTCACCCGATCGCATTGGGTCACTCCTTATCAACAACAGATGTCCGTACCAGAATCACCACCTTTTCAGGGTTTCGGTCGAGAATTCGTTTCTGAAAAGATTGACGCTTATGTCCAGGCCAACCCTCTTAGGGTGTTTTCCTCGAAGTCTCCTTTTTTCTTTGAGGTGGCGCGCCTACAAGGCTTGTTTGAAGACTGCGTGCCTCAGCGGCGTTTTGTTTACAATTTTTTCCGTTACATGGATGCTGCTGCGGTTGCTGGCATTGCTGGCGTTGCTCTTACACTTTTGTACCAGCGGTGTACTCGTGCTGAGAGCACTTCAGGAGATGATGTCGATGATGAAGAACCTGAG